ATATAACTAGAAATGTAACTAAAAAATTTAAAATTAAATAATAATATATATTTCATTTTTCCTATTTAAAGAGTTGGATGAATGTTCCAAATTTTTTCCAAGACTTTTTTCCTATTTTTAAAAATGGACAAAAAAAATGTCCAAAATTGAATTTCCCAAAAAAGTCTTGGAAAAAAATTGGAACATTCGTCTGAGACCATAAAAAAAAATTAAGGTGTGGTTGTTTAAAAATTTTTTTTAAAAATGTTACGATAATTTTTTTTTGTTTAAAAAAAATAAAAAAAAAAGAATTTAAGAATTTTATCGATGGATACATTATGGATACATTGGATACAAAAAAGGAGCAACAAAAAAACCAAAAAATAAAATGTATTTTTTGTAATGTGTTATGCTCTTCTAAGTACAATTATAATAGACATATATTGACACCAAAACATCAAAATTGCTCCTTTGGATACATTTTGGATACAAAAAAGGAGCAAAAGGAGCAAATAATACAAATAAAAAAATTTGCCTGCGATTGTGGTAAGATTTATAAACATAGTCAAGGACTATCAAAGCATAAGAAAAGTTGCAATAATATATCTAATGAAATTATAAAAAAAGACAAAAATGAAATAGAAATGTTAACAAATTTAGTAATGAATGTTATGCAACAAAATCAAGATTTAACTGATAAAATAATAGATATATCAAAAAGTATTCAAAATAATGTATCAACAAATATAATAAATAATAATAATTCTAATAATAAAACATTTAATTTAAATTTATTTTTAAATGAAACATGTAAAGATGCCATGAACATAATGGATTTTGTAGATTCAATAAAACTACAATTATCTGACTTAGAAAATGTTGGTAAACTAGGATACATAGAAGGTATTTCAAATATAATAACATCAAACTTAAATGCATTAGATATAACTCAAAGACCAGTACATTGTACGGATAAAAAGAGAGAAGTTTTGTATATAAAAGATGAAAACAAATGGGAAAAAGATGAAGAAAGAAATAAATTGCGAAATGTAATTAAACAAGTAGTTTCAAAAAATCAAAGAGTTTTACCTCAGTTTAAAGAAAAATATCCAGATTGTAATACAAGTATATCTAAATTCTCAGATCAATATAATAAAATTATAATAGAAGCGATGGGTGGTTATGGAGAGAATGATTTAGAAAAAGAAGATAAAATCATTAAAAATATAGCAAAAAATGTTATAATTGATAAATAATTATGAAATATTTATTTTTATATAATTTTTACATTTTTTACATTTTTTACATTTTTTACACTTGACACACTTATTGTAAATCAATATTGATTTACATTTTCTTATTTTTTGCCTAATAAAATGGGTATAAATTAGAAAAGGTGTAAAAAGAAAGGAGTTAACATCATGACAATTTGAATGTTAAAGAGTGTAAAAATAAAAATAAAAATAAAAATAAAAATAAAAATAATAATATTAATTTATTTTTTAAAAATAATATAAATATATTGATTTCATTTATATAAATATAATGAAATATCCAAATATTTTATTTTTTCGTTATGATAAATATTCATTTATAGATTCATATTTTGAAAAAAATAAAAACGATTTATTATGTAGTATTAATATAGTAAACACAAATTCAGAAATAAATAAGTTATTTGACACTGATATTCATTTATTGATTACATTTGGAGATACTTCAGAAGAATACTTCAAAGATGTTCATGAAATCATTACAAATAAAATGCGTTATAGATGGTTACATTATAGTTGTTTAAATGATATAAATAAATTCAATTCTTCTGTAAATTATTGTTTTATAAGTAATGTAAAAAAAAATTACCAAGATAGACGTGTTATTTTTTCTATATTTACAACTTGTTATAATTCTTATGATAAAATAAAAAGAGCGTATGAAAGTGTAAAAGCGCAAACATTAAAAGATTTTGAATGGATAGTATTAGATGATTCTTCTGAAGAGGAACATTTTGTTTTTCTTAGAAATTTATTTCGTGAAGATAAGAGGGTAAGATTATACAAACGAAGTGAAAACAGTGGAAATATTGGTAATGTTAAAAATGAAGCAGTATCTTTATGTAGAGGAAAATACGTAATTGAATTAGATCATGATGACGAAATATTACCTGATACATTAATGGATGCAACTAATGTTTTTGAATCTGATAAAGAAATTGGATTTGTTTATATGGATTGTTCAAATATTTACGAAGATGGAAAAAATTTCAAATATAGTGATTTCTATGGATTGGGTTATGGTGGATATTACATGAAAAAATATAATGATAAATGGATATATGTATCTAGTACTCCTAATATTAATAATATTACATTGGGTCATATTGTAAGTGTACCAAATCATCCACGAATTTGGAGAAAAGATACACTTTTAAAAATAGGTAATTATTGTGAATATTTACCTATATGTGATGACTATGAATTATTATTGAGGACTGCAGTAAATACAAAAATAGCAAAAATTCATAAATTAGGATACATTCAATATATGAATAATAATAGTAATAATTTCTCATTGATTCGTAATTCTGAAATTCAACGATTGCGAAACGAACTTACATATCATTGTTTTGAAACATATAAAATTGATGAAAATATGAAATTACAAAATTCTTATGAAGAAAAATATAATTGCAAACCTATTTGGAAATTAAATGATTATAGTCATAATTTTTGTAATAAGATAATAAATAATGATTACAAAACACAATATTGTATTATTGGACTAGAAACATTATATAAATATTATCACAAAATAAAACAATTATATAATGATAATAATAATGATTTTATTGTTTTTGATAACAAATATAATTCAAATGATAATAAAATATGTGAAATGTTAGATGCTCTTGATTTAAGTAATATAAAATGCTATTCAATGGATGATTGTAGTGATGCTGAATTAATAAATTATTTTCATTTAACTTATAAGAGTTGTGACGATTATCATATAATTCATAGAGATATAGAAAATTCAATTATGAATATAACTACTATGTATGAAGAAGATTTGAATATAAAAACAAGAAAAAAAATTACCATCATTACTCCTTGTACAAGACCAGAAAATTTAAATAAAATAAAAGAAAGTATACGTTTTGAATATGTAGATAATTGGATAATTGTATATGATGAAAAAAAAATAAAGGAAAATCCTAATCTTTTTAAAGATAAAAATAAAGATAATAATTCTAAAATTAAAGAGTACATTTTTTCAGGAAAAGGTAAATTTGGAAACTCTCAACGAAATTTTGGAATGGATAGTATTGATAATAAAAATACTTATCTTTATTTTTTAGACGATGATAATATAATTCATCCAAATCTATACGATCTATTAGATACAATAGAGAATTATAAAATCTATACATTTGACCAAAAACGACCAGTAGATATTTTTCCATATAAAGAATATTTAATGGGAGACAAAATTGAAGTCTTCAGTATAGATACTTCAATGTTTTTAATAGATTATTGTTTATGTGAAAATATACGATGGAATGTAAATAAATACCATGCAGATGGTCTTTTTATTATGGAGTGCTATTCTTTAAATAGAGATAAATGGATTTACATAAATAAATTAATGTCTTTGAATAATGTTTTATATACCAAATTATAATACTTGTAATCGTATTTTACGTTTAAATTTTTCCTCATTATAGAACAAATACAATTTAAATTTTTTATATTCAAAATTATTAAAATTATCTCTAATTGTTATTCTAGAAGACAATTTTAGTTCAGGTAAAAATACATTAAATTGATATAATCCATCAATTCTCTCTATTTTATCAAATAAATACCCATCATATTCTTTTTCTATAATAGTTGAATCATTATGGCATAAATCTAACAAGGAACATTCACATTGAATTTTACGAATAGACCGCATTGTAACATTAATATAATCTAAATCAGTCAACCATTTTTGATAAAATGCATTGCTATTTTCTGAAAGTTGAATAAACCCCATTACTTTTTGAAATTGTATTATGTTTAATAAATCTACTAATCTTCTAATAGGACTAGTAATGTGAATATATGCATCCATGTCAAGTATGTCATGTCGTGTATTATGAAGATCATTAATTTCACTTCCATTTATATATTGCCCAGAAGCGCTACTTAAAATTTTAATATGTTTAGCAACATCTTCAGGAACATTTTCAGGAACATTAACATTACGTTTTATAATAGTAGAACGAAAAATACCTGTTTTTTTTTGAATTAGTTCATTTGCACAATGATAATTCATTAAAATCATTAAATAACAAACAACTTCATGACTGTTGCGAACATTATTAATATAACGATATTTTTTTGATAATTTTTTAGTTGTTTCTAAAATTTGTAAATAATTATCATCAGAAAATAAAGTATCTTCTTCATAACAATAATTTTTGTTAACTTTAATAAAACAATTACAGTATTTTATATCTAAGATATCATCGTCTTTTATAAATATATCTAAACAAAATGCAACTCTTTTAACATTAGATTGTAAACTACATAAGCAATCAGAGAGAATAGTTGGTAACATAGGTCGTTTTTTATCAGGCAAATAAATAGTTGATATGCGTCTTGAAAAAGAATCCCATAAATTTAAAACATCCATCCAAATAGTAACATTAGAAATATATATACTTAACTGCTGTATATTATTTTCAAGGTTTTTAATGCTGAAACCGTCATCTAAATCCATACTTTTAGGAGGATCAATTGTAATAATATGCCATTCATTTTGATTTGTACGATCTTCAATTGATGGATATTTTTCTTTAATAGTGTGAATAATTCCTTCATGTGTTTTACTTTCTATTTTTTTTGATGTATCTTTTTGAAATTTTTGAATAGATGCATTTAAACTTTTACAATACAATTGATATTCATAAAAATTATCAAGAATATCAATAGTTCCAATAACATTATCCAATTTACCTCTAGGATGTTTTTCAACCCATTCTTCAAATGTAAATGTTACATATAAATTTTTAAAAACTTTTGAGAAACCAACTTGTTTTATTTCATATGGTATTAAAAAAGAAGGTAAACGCATATCATCAGGAATACACTTATACAATAATTTACTTTTTTTGGCGTTATTTGCTCTACCATAAGTTTTATTTCCAAGCAAAATTAAAACACCAGGCATAGCACTTCCATGTTTAACTGAAGAATGAAGTAATTGAATATTATTATTATCATCAAAAGTAAAAACATCATTAGAAAATAATTTGCACTGTATTGGTTCAATATCTAAATTTATTTTATTAAAATTAGTTGTTTCAAATATTTCCCATGAAGAATAATTGCGGTCATTAATGTGAATCTTATAACTCTTTTTATCCTGCATTAAATGTATAAATATATATAATTGTAATCTTTATATATATTTCTTTATGTTTCTTAAGAACAAATATTTTTTATATCAAATATTTTCTTTACACCCTTGAAGATTTAAAATGGGACAAATACCACTAAAAATTAACAAGGTTTGCTCTTTACAGAGCGTGTAAATTTTGGTTTTACTGGCTCGTCTAAACCAGTTGAAGTATTCTTGCTTCTTGATAAATAATTTGGTCTTTCTTTA